GGTCTCCACTGCGAACACCGCTGCGGGGAATGCTGCGGCCGCCCTGAGTACGGCCAACACAGCCTTGTCGAACTCTGAGGCTGCTGTTTCTCTGGCGAACTCGGCGTCGATCAAGGCTGACTCCGCTGAAGATGCTGCTGAAACTGCCGCTCAGGCTGCTCAGGCGGCAGCGGCGGATGCCAACACTGCCGTGAACACTGCGCAGCAACTTGAGGTGGTGGTCAATCAGGTGCTGGACGACGTTCAGGCAATTGCTGGGGGTGACCTGTCCGACTTCGCCAAGAACTCCGAGAACCTGTCCGGGTTGGCTGATGCCGCTACTGCCCGTCAGAACCTCGGCTTGGGGAACGTGAGCAACACCTCCGACATGGACAAGCCGATCTCCACCGCTGTCCAGACCGCGCTGAACGGGAAGGCCAACACGAGCCACACCCACACGAAGGCTGAGATCACGGACCTCTCCTTGGGGTGGAACGACATCACAGGTAAGCCCTCAACCTTCACGCCGAGTGCCCACACGCACTCCACAAGCGATGTGACTGGGCTTCAGGCCGCACTCGATGGGAAGGCCAACACGGGCCACACCCACACATGGGAGCAGGTAACCGGGAAACCCACGACGTACCCGCCGAGTACCCACACACACACCAAGAGTCAAATCACGGATGCAGGGACGGCGATCAACTACAACGTGGCGGATAACGGCCTCCCGTTGTTCTACGGTTTCCGGCCTGACGGTACTACTTCTGGACCTCAGAACTTCAGTATCAGTGACTGCAACAATGTTCTGTGGAACAGCGTCCTCAACGTCGATGGGGCGAACACCACCAACGCACCAACCAGCGGTTGGTTCTTCATGCACACGATGGTGCATGGCGGAAGCAACATCTGGATCACGCAGGTTGCCTACGGGATGACGGTCGATGGTGTGTGGATGCGGAGACGTACTGGTGGTACTTGGCAAGCGTGGCAGGCACTCGGTAGTGGGGCAGACACCACCGGCAACTACTGGCTGCAACAAGTGTGGTCTGGTGATTCCGCTGGTGCGATCAACCTCGTGAGTAACTGGGGACATGGGGTTTATCAGGTGCAGTTCGGTGCGAGTTCCTTTCTCACTTACCGGACCATCCTGACGACTCAGCAGGCTGTGACGCTTAACTATGATGGAGCCTACAACAACAGTACATTTTTGGTTGGGGCATATTTCGGTTCTGAGTCCACTACTGCTAGTCAAGTAAAGGCACAGAGCGACACACGTATCACCCTCTGTGCCCAGTCTATCTCGGCCACCAACAACACCAACTATCGCATCAAGAACATCTGGAAATTCGCAAGGACCGGCTGATGAAACAGATCATCTTCTCCAACGAAACCGGGAGGATTACTGGAGTCTCCTTCGCTGGGTTCTTCCTGAGTGATCTCCCCGAGAACCACTCCGCGCTCCTCATTAAGGACCACGTGGAGATCGACCCCTCGATTCATGCGGTCTCCCCGGAAGGGGAAATCATCGAGGTCGCGCCGGAAACCATCAAATACCCGGTTCCCGCTGAAGTCTCCCGCTTCCAAGCACGTACTGCGCTCTTACAGACCGGGTATCTGGAAGACATCGAGGCGTACATGGCGAACCCGGAGACTGATCCTTTCGTGAGGATCGCGTGGCAGGACGCTCAGGTGTTCCGTCGCCATAGTCCGACCGTACTGGTTCTCCAGCCCATCCTCGGAATCACCGACGAACAACTGGATGACCTCTTCCGGTTCGCCGCGACCATCGAGGAATGACATGAAGGAAGAACTCTCGACGTACCAAGTGCTGGCTGCAATGGGGATCGTCGGGGTTGTGACCGCCTTGGGGCAGCTTCTCGCATCCCACGAGAGGCTGACCTCTCGGATCATCGCTGGTCGTGCCCTGTCGTCCATCGGGCTGTCCGTGTCCGCTGGAGCGATCCTGTTGTGGGTGGCTGATCCTCACCCTCTGGCTCTCATCGGAGTCTCTGCCGGTCTCGCCTCACTGGGCACCAGTTTCCTTGAGAAGCTCGTCCAGAAGAAGTTCGGCATCAACCCCTGACAAGGAGTACCTATGGCTGCATCGCAAGAAGCCTTGGGGAACCTCCACGATCTGGTCACGCGGGAACTCACTCGCCGTATCGAGTCGGGTGAGGCCACCGCTGCTGACATCGCCCAAGCGATCAAACTCCTGAAGGACAACGCGATCACCGCAGTCCCGACCGACAACAACCCGCTTGGGCGTCTGGTGGGTTCCCTGAAGGAACGTCTCCCTTTCACTACTGAGCAGGACGCACTGCTCCAGTAAGCCCTCTCACAGGCTCGTAGCGCCGATTTCTCACCCTTGGGGATACCTATCCATGGGCGGATAGTTTAAGCGGCTCTACGGGCCTATTTTTTTTTTCGTTTTGGCCCATGAGCAACTACACCGTACCCAAGGAGTTGCAGGACTTTCGTAACTTCCTCTACTTGACCTGGGAGTATCTCTGGAACGCCGGGGCGATCACCGCAAAGCGTCCTGATCCGACAGCGGTCCAGTATGACATCGCACACTTTCTCCAGCACGGCCCCCGACGGAAAGTCATCGAGGCTTTCCGGGGTGTGGGTAAGTCGTGGATCACCTCTGCCTACGTGAGTTGGAGGCTACTCCTCGACCCCAACCTCAACTTCCTCGTTGTGTCCGCCTCGAAGGATCGCTCTGACCAGTTCACGATCTTCACCAAGCGGCTCATCAATGAGATGCCAATCTTGCACCACCTGAAGCCCAAGGAGGGACAGCGGAACTCCAACATAGCCTTCGACGTGGGACCAGCGGGTATCTCCCATTCCCCCTCGGTGAAGTCGGTAGGTATCACCGGACAGCTAACCGGTAGTCGTGCTGACGAGATCATTGCGGATGACGTGGAGTCCCTGAACAACTCCCTGACTCAGTTCATGCGGGATCAACTGTCGGAACGGATCAAGGAGTTCGACGCGATCATCAAGCCGGGTGGGAAGATCACCTTCCTCGGCACTCCTCAGACAGAGATGTCGATCTACAACCAACTTGGGATGCGTGGCTACGAGATTCGCGTGTGGCCTGCCCGGTTGCCTCAAGACACGGACAAGTACGCCGGTCGTCTGGCTCCGATGATCATGAAGCTGGTGGAGGAAGGGAAGCCCGTCGGAACACCCACGGACCCCCTGCGATTCACCCACGAAGACCTTCTGGAGCGTGAGGCGTCCTACGGTCGATCTGGCTTCGCCCTCCAATTCATGCTGGACACCAGCGTATCGGACCAAGAATGCTACCCGTTGAAGCTGGCAGACCTCATCGTGATGCCTCTGGATACCCGCATGGCCCCCGTGAAGGTGGTCTGGTCGTCTGGCCCGGAGTACATCATCAACGATGTCCCGACAGTTGGTCTCTCCAACGACAGGTTCTACCGCCCCATGTGGGTGGCCTCGGCCATGGCCGAGTACAGCGGCTCCATCATGTACGTTGACCCCTCTGGTCGTGGTAGTGACGAGACCGCCTACGCCATCACTAAGATGCTCCACGGCTGGATTTACCTCGTGGATGCTGGAGGCTTCACCGGAGGCTACTCTCAGGAGGTTCTCCAGAAGCTCGCCATGAAGGCCAAGGAACACTCCGTCAATCTGGTCCAGACCGAACCCAACTTCGGTGACGGGATGTTCACGGAACTGTTCAAGCCTGTCCTCCTGAAGATTCACCAGTGCAAGCTGGAGGAGGCTGATCGGGTGAACACGCAGAAGGAACGCAGGATCATCGACACGCTCGAACCGATCATGAACCAACACCGTCTGGTGGTGGATCACAAGCTGATCAAGCGGGACTACGACAGTGCCCCCGATCCTGCTTACTCCCTCTTCTACCAACTGACCCGCCTCACCAAGGACAAGGGTGCCCTCAAGCACGATGACCGCCTCGATGCTGTTGAAGGGGCTGTCAGGTACTGGGTGAAGGCAATCTCCCAAGACACCGAGAGAGCAGCCGAGAGACACCGAGAGGAACTCCTGAACAAGGAACTGGAGAAGTTCATGGAGGGAATCCTCGGTCATCCGGTGAAGAGGGACACTTGGATGTCTGTTACCTCCTAGAAGCCCCGCAAACGCCCGTAGAGACGATTTCTGACCTCAAGGTAGGCTACCCTAAATGGACGAGGAAAGAGCCTCTCTACGGGCTTTTTACGTCCTCACGCGAGTGCTCGACACGAGTGCCTTCGCCTCCCTGACACACCCCCTACTAAGTCCCTGACAATAAAGGGAATTCAATTAGGTTGCAGTTCTGGGGGAAGAGAAAGAGAAGACTTCTCTAAAGACTTCAGATTAAGACTTATCTTATGTCTTCAGATAAGACTTCTCTTACGTGTCCAATAAGGATGTTGTTAATGAAGAATCCCAAGAGAACACCTCTAGTCAAACCAAGGAACCCTCTGGTTGGTCTCATGATCTCCAGAGGTGGTCAAGGAAGACACTCCACCATCAAGCACCCATCAAGACAGAAGCTCAAGAGGGAACTCAAGAGAGACCTGATGAGTGACTGAGGGCTTCAGCCCAAGCAAGAACTCAAGACACCCGCCTGAGCAACGCAATGTTGCATCCCCGGATATTTCTGGTGAAAATCTGAGGGGTATCCCCGCATCGCCCCACGTCCGTATTCCCCCGGTGGGGGGGGGGGGGGGGGGGTCGTCCAGTCGAGAAAGAACGGCACACACCCACACCACACCACAAAACACGCCACAACCAAGCGATAACCCGTTGATTTCTCAGGGTTTCCACTGGATTGTTTATCTGATTCTGGCGTTTTCTCACCCTTTTCCCCTTGTTTTTCTTGTTCTACCGGGACCTTTTTCGTTTCACAATGTGAAATGTGATGTGCTAGGGTTTGGTAATCTGTCGCCTTTCGTTTCACATCGTGAAATCAAAAGGTCTTGACCTCAACAACCCACTAGTGCAACATTCTGTTCATCGCAGGAAACACAGTTATTGCAACAAAAGCCTACAATACACCAGCGCAACACTTAACAAGATGGATAAATCGGCGTAAGATGCGGACCAAGCTGAAACGAACATCAAACGCTCTTTAACAATCTGGATACGGGCTCTCAGGGAAACATGCGGTATGACCGAGAGGTCACCCGCAAGCGAGAGAATCGCTAGAGTACCTTGCACATCGCAGGGTATTCCATGGGATTTTTTTTGCCCTCCAACTATCCACTGGAGTATCAGTCATGAAAGCGCAAGGTTATGTGATCTACGAAGGTCCATCCCTGCTCGACGGTGCGCCTATCGTGGCAATCGTTACCCTGAAGTCGGCCAACGTGAAAACCGGAGACATGGCGCAGACATGGATTCTTCGGGCCGATGAACACCCGATGGAACCCCTTCGGTCTGGACGTGATGCTTCCATCTGCGGTGACTGCAAGCACCGTCCGTCCCTTGGTGGGGCTTGCTACGTCAATGTGGGGCAGGCTCCGTCGCAAGTCTGGAAGTCTTTTCGCGCCGGTAACTATCCACATGTGGATGCCTTCACCATGGCTCAGTACCTTATCGGGCGGACTGTGCGCCTTGGTGCCTACGGTGACCCTGCGGCTGTCCCTGCGGCTGTCCCTGCGGCTGTCCCTGCGGCTGTCTGGCGCGATCTGGTGTCCATGGCGAAGGGCTGGACTGGCTACACCCACCAGTGGCTCCTGCGGTCGGACCTGCGCGATCTCTGCATGGCATCGGTGGATGACGAAGAGGAACACGCCGATGCCAAGGCGGCAGGGTGGCGTACCTTCCGGGTGCGTACTGAAGACGAAACCCTGCTTAATCGTGAGATTGCCTGCCCGGCGTCTGACGAAGGCGGCAACAAGACCACGTGCGAGAAGTGCAAGTTGTGCGCTGGCACCGCGTCCAAAGCGAAGGATGTGTCAATCATCGTCCATGGGGCAAAGGCGAAGCGTTTCATCACGCTGCGTCAAGCCACGGCCTAGTCTATCCACTGGTGGATCAATCGCTGCCTCTTGGTGTCAGGGGGCAGCAGTGGATCAACCACAAGGAGAAACACCATGTCTGCCTTTATCTGCTCTGACGCTCACATTGCGACCGTCGCAATGTGGGCCAACTGTGACCCGTGCGTGGCTCAGGAAGTGGCCGATGCGCTCAAGCGCGAGAACATCAAGTCGGTCAATTACCGCTACCGCGAGCGTACCCGATTCAAGAAGTGTGACCTGTCTGGTGCCGACCTTGGTGTCACGCCTGCCGAAGTCCTCGAACTGATCGAATGCCTCGACTACCAGTCGTGCGAACACCCGGACTACCAGCGTGGAATGCTGATGGTGATCAAGGTGGCGGCACAGCGTGCTGTCGTGGCGGTAAGGGGATAACCATGTCCGTTGAAGACCTGACCGATGACGTTGAAGTGATCAACTTGGAGTGATGACCATGAACCTACAAAAGATCATCGACGTGGAGAGGGCATTCACTGCCCTCAAGGCGCGGCTGAACCCTCTACTTGACCATGAATTCCGGGATGCCATGGCCCGTGTGGATTCCGTCATGGCCGAGGTGCGCCACTTCGCCGTCTCTTGGATGGATGCGGCAGAAGTCGAGCAGATCAACCGAGAGAAAGCCGCCGATCTGCGGGATGAGGCAATCACCCGCTTGATCCAAGTCCTTCGACCGGACTGAAACATGGACGCCTACGAACTCGCACTGATCCTGTACGGATGGACCCGCAGATGACCCAAGCAACTCACCAAAAGATCGAGGACACCCTCGGCACAATCACCTTGGCGCTGTTCGTGACCTTCCTGATCTTCCTTCCTGACCTGATCGAACCCTTCATCAGTTGATCAATCGTTGCCCCTTGGATGACAGAGGGCAACCGCGGATCAACCACAAGGAGAACCACCATGCTGATGCGCCGCCGCACCTACTACGACCGCGCCATGAGCTACGCAAGCCGAAAGCGCAACTATGACCGGGCCTATGCCAAGGTGGCGGAGTTCGACCGCAAGAACCCGAACTTCACCGGAGACTTCGACGACATTCCCGAGGGTGAAGCCTTGCGTGAAGCCCGTCGTCGCCTGGAGGGGTACTTCTGATGCCTGTGATCACCTACGAACCCTCCATCGGCACTCTGGATGACCTGATGACCGCTTGGGAGAGGGCACAAACCCTGTCCCGAGGGATGAGCAAGCCTGTCTGCATTTGGGTACAGTTCGACCCGATCCGCTACACCGTCAGGGGCAAGGAAATCCCCGGACCTGAGGGGGCAACCCTTCTGACCACCGTTGAACCCACTGGAGAATGACGATGAGCTACTACAACACCATCCACGCTGAAGCCCGTGATGCCAAGCGGGCTGAGATCAACGCTCGCCGTGTGTATCTGGAGACGCCCGAGCGTTTCACAATGCGAAATGTCCTGAGGTTGGCAGGGGGCAAGATCGTCGGGGTGACCTACCGCAAGATCGACGGGAGCGTCCGAACGATGACCTGCCGGGTGACTGGCGATGACCCGACGAAGAAGTACATGACCGTCTTCGACATGCGCAAGCGTGGCTACCGCCGGGTGAATCTGGATGAGGTCATGTCGATCCGCATGAACGGTATCGAGATGAAGGTGATGTGATGGACCCGATGAAAGCCGAACGTGTGTTCGGGTGGTTGTTCCTGATCTTCACGATCTACATGATCATCCTAACGTGGTGAAACCCCTGTACCCACAATGCGACAGATTTCACGCTTGACCGTGGTCTATTTGTGGGTACAATAATACACCCCCGCATCTAATCCACCGAGGTATTAAAGGGGTGCTAGGCGGGACACAAACACAAGCACAAAGAGTCAATAGTTTTCGACAAGGATTTAGTCGCGTTATGTTCTTCAAGGTTAATCATCACGATGTATTTATCGAAACCGAATGCACCCTCCCAGTGGAAAATATGCTTGACTGGATTGTTGATGGTGATACTATCGAGGTGTGGATATGGAGGTTGCACCTCGTCATTTCAAGAGTAGGGGAAAACGAAAAATGAAAGCGTTGTGGAAGTTTGCGAAATGCCTCGATGAGATGAGGAAGCTCGACCCTGAGATACAGGCACAGACCGTCTCTTGCTTCGTGGTGGTGGCGATGAACCCCGGCATCACCATGAAGGACATCGGTGAGCGCGTGGGGATTTCGCAGGCTTCCACCTCTCGGAACATCGCCGCACTGTCGAAGGTGCATCGCCTGAACCGCCCCGGTCACGACCTCGTGGTTGCCACTGAAGACCCTGTTGAGCGTCGCCGCAAGGTGGTGCATCTGACGGACAAGGGGAAGCGGGTGGCTGAGTCGCTCCGCATGATCATGGAACCCGAGACGACCGACGCCTGACATGGTGCGCCGGGGGGGACTCGAACCCCCACGCCTTGGGCACGGGCTTCTAAGACCCGCGTGTCTACCAGTTCCACCACCAGCGCATGAACAGGAGAGTTTATCATGCCGATTGAAGCAAGAAGTAAGGGCTACCTTACAACAGTCCATCACAAGGGCGAACGATTCCGTCGCCAGTTCCCCACCAAGGCTGAAGCTGAAGCGTGGGAACTCCAAGCCAAGGCCGCGCTGCTCCGGGGTGAGCTTCCCGACATGGGCGACAGCCCAGTCAGCGGTGCCCCGGCTACCCTGTCCGGTCTTCGTGATCTGACCTGCAAGCTGAAGTGGCAGGGCAAGGCATCCGAGAAGACCGCACTTCATAACGCGAACATCTGCATCAAGGCACTCGGGGATATTTCACCGGCCAAGGTATCCACTGCCTCCATTGATGCGATGGTGTTCAAGTGGATGGACGAAGGCGCCGCCGATGCCACCATCAACCGCCGCCTGTCTGCACTCTCGACCATGCTCAAGGTGGGAAGGGATCGCGGCTTCCTCACGGTGCTTCCCAAGATAGACCGCCGTGATGAAGACAACGGACGCATCCGTTTCCTCACCGAGGACGAAGAGAAGGAAGTCCTCGCGTGGTTCGACTTCACCGACAACGAGGACATGAAGGACTTGGTGACCGTGGCTATCGACACCGGGATGCGTCGCTCGGAACTCCTCAAGATCACCACCATGGATGTGCATGGTGACCTGATCCACCTGTGGGAGACGAAGAACAAGGCGGCGCGGTCTGTACCGATGACCTCGCGGGTGAAGTGGATCATCGAGAAGCGGGTAGCAAGGCACAAATCCGGCTCGCTGTGGCCCGATCTCACGAAGGACATGGTGAGACAAGGGTGGGACGGTGCAAGGCGTCACATGGGCCTTATGAACGATCCGTGGTTCGTCTTCCATGCGCTTCGTCACACCTTCGTGTCCCGTCTGGTTCAACGCGGGGTGAATCTGAAGATGGTCGCTGAGTTGGCAGGGCACCGTACCATCCAGACGACGATGCGGTATGCTCACTTGGCACCGAAGAATCTTGTCGATGCAATCAAGGTACTTGAGCAGGAGGCAGCATGAACATCAGGGCTTGACAGTGGGTTGGTGTTTCCATCTTCGCCCTCGGTTGCGGTCTTGTTGTGGCAGCAGCAGAAGGTCTCATCACCCTCAACGGGGACTTCTTCGAGGGCTTCATGTGGACCATCGGCCTGTGCTACGTAGCAGTAGGACTAGGCATTAGATTAAAATCTACCAAACACGCCACACGCCATACCACGTGGTGCGATGGGGTGAAATGAGTGCAAGGGACGCGAGAGTGGATAGCAGAAAAACAACCAAATCAATGACTTACGACTCGACCACGGTTGAACTCCAGACTTAGGATCAAGTGCCGCAAGGTGTGGAGGTTCGAGTCCTCTCCGGGGCACCATGTATCGCGGTCCATGTGCCGGTCTGACGCAATGCCGGCTACATGCGCAGCCGTTCGGCGTAGCCGGTCATCTCCAGATAGCCGCGGCCGATTTCGCGGTCCTCCTCCAATAGGCGCACCGCGCCTTCCCAGTACACCGCGCCGGTCGAACGCCGGCTGTCCAGTTCTTGGTCGTCCATCCAGGGCACCACCTTCAGCCTGCGCGGCGCGGCTCCCGAC